AAGCAGGGTTATAATCTAAAAGACCAGACATTGCAAGAGCAGAAGCTACATCAGAAGTAACAAGGATGAAATTACCTTTTCCTCTACGAGTTTCTTTAGCAATTTGATTTGCTTCTCTTTCTAATTGGAATGCAAGACCTTTAATTTTCTCAACCATCCAACGACCATTTGAATCAGTGTCTAAATCAAAATTACCAGCAGATGTTGTTCCTACTTGACAACCAATTTTAGCAGTCTTGTAGATAGTTCTAACAACTTCTCTGTTAATTTCTGCAAGAATTTCAGCAGAAAGGATATTAGCTAATTCTGTTTCAGCGTCAAGACCGTGAACTGCTTTTAAGTCTTGTGCTAATTCGATAGAGTATTCTGCTTTAAGTGCTCTTGATACAGCAGTAACAGTTACTTTTTCGATTTTAAATGCCATTTCAGCAAATGTGTTAGCAGCGATACCAGCTTCTGCCTGAGCAGTAGTCATACCAGTTGGTGCCATACCTGCAGCAGCATTATTTGTGAATGTTCTAGCATCGTTACCACCAGCAGCTGCAGTAGCATCTACTTGTAGAGCAGAACCAGCAGTACCATTACCAGAGAAACCTGGATTAACTTCGTTGTAGAAGTTTTCAGCGCCGCCTTGTGTAGTATATGTAGAACGCATTGCAAAGATAAGACCAGTAGGTCCTGTCATTGGTTGAACGCCACATATATCATATGCGATTAAGTTAGGTAAAGAACGCCTAACTAGTGAGATTAAGATTGGGTCAAAGTTACCGATGTTAGCGCCAGTTGAATTAGCAGGTGCAACTTCGTCAAGTTGTTGCATGCTAGTAGAACCAGTTTGGTCTTTTGACATTTCATTATACTGATTTTCAAGAATAACAGCGGTAACTGCTTTCTTGTATGGGTCAGCAATAGGTGCTAAATCTGGATGATTTAGTACGCCTTCCCATTTTGTTTGTAGTGATTCGGACAAATACATTGTGTACTCCTAAATTGTTATTATAATTATTTCTTTGTATTACTAATTGCAGATGTCACAGCATTAACAAATGGGTCAAATGACTTTGTTTTTGCGGCAGCAGCTTCTTCTGCAGACTCTATTTCTTCATGTAACATTTCTTCACCTGGTTTTTTAATTCCTGTAGGGAAGTAGTTCTCACGGATTGATTCAAGTTTCTCTGTGTATTCGTCCTCTGTGGAGAATTCAACGCTCTCTGCGAGTGTTTTGATTTTTGCAACTTGAGTATCAATAAGACCTTCTGTCACTTGATGAGTAATTTCATTTTTGCGAGATTCAATTAAATCTTTTTTGTATTCAATGCCTCTCTCAATTTCTTCGTCAAGTTTGCTTTCAAGTTCTTCAACTTTAGTAGCTAACTCGTCAACTAAATCAACTTTTTCTGCAGGAACATCAATATAATGTTCAGCAAATAGATTTCTCATTCCTGAGATAAACTCTTCTGTTAATTCTGAGCGTAAACCAGATTCAATAGCGATTTCGTTATCGCCCATCCACTGTTCTACAACATACGAAAGATAGCCGTCAACTTTTTCTGTTAAATCTACTTTAATAGCATCAACAGTTTCTTCTAACTGACCAGCATACTTAGCTTCGATTTCTTCTTCAATCTGAACAACACGGTCAAGAACACGAGCTTCAAAGATTGTAGATGCCTTAGCACGGAAATCTTCTGAAATTGTTTTATCATCAGCAAATAGTGCATCGATATCTTCTTTCATTTTTTCTTTCCTTTTTTTATCTTCTTCTTCATCGTCTTCATCGTCATCGTCATCTTCGTCTGAATCAGAATCGTCTTTTTTCTTTTTTTCATCTTTGTCATCGTCATCGTCATCTTCAACGATTACTGTTTCGTCTTCTACAGGTTCTAAAACCTCTTCGTCTTCTACAGTGTCTTCATTTTTTTGACTAGCCGATGCAGCCGATGGATGCATTTTGTGGTCTGCAACATTTTTGGCGTGATTGCCTTTTTCGTCTGTAGCTTTAACTTTGATAGAATCTCCAGGATTAGTGGCTGTTTTATTATCCATTCCTCCTAAATCTTCGACCTCTGAACCAGCCATTTTTTGCATTGGCATAGAGCCTGCGTTACGCTTGCTTTGAGCAAGAATATCTGCAGCCGCTTCCATTAATTTGTTTATTGCCATTAGAATTTCTCCTTGTGTATTTTTCTATTTATAATTTTAAAGTTTTCGTAAATATGTTTCAAATAAATTTAAAGCAACAGTTTCGATTTCTCTAGCAGAAGCTCTCTTTATTGTTCGTTTAGCATGGTCAAAATCTGATTCAACAAATCGTCCTTCGACAAACATCCATTCTTTATTTTCCATTATGCCATTAACAAAAGCACCTGGAGCTGAAGGGTCAGCAACAATATCAGCTGCGGTTGCAAGTTTTAAATCATCTTGCACTAAATTATATCCTTCTTTAGATTGTACCACAGAGCCTAAAGCTCTCGATGATACACCTATACTAACATCATTCTCTATGAAATTTTTAACAATCTCTCCATAGGGTGTTTCTAAAATTTGTGCTTTGCCGTAGAATGTATTACCATCTTCGTCTAATTTTACAATTTTATGTGATACTCTTTCAAGGTTAATTGATGGTGTGTCAGGATGTCCTAATTCACCTAATGCCCGATTAGTCTTAATATACTCTTCGTTATAGCGTTTAACCTCATTTCTAAGTGTATCCATTTTATACATTCGATTATTACGATTTACTTGGTCACCGACTAGAAAGGTGCCTTCAATAAACAATCTTTTTTTACCTGACTCCGTTGTCTCTGTTAAATAATTAACATTTTCTACGGTTTCTCTTATTAGTTTCATTCTATTATTCTCCGAGAGCTATTTTTGTACCAAGACAAGCACCTGCTGCATAAATTTTATCATCATATTCTTTAACTACATATGCTATAGATTGATTGTTTCCTGCCACAAGAGCGGCACTCATTGTAAACGAACCTTTAATAGAACCAGCAGCTGTCGTTACTGTAATTTTATTTGTCGCAGTTGCAGTATTAATAAGTCTTACTCGTCTCGCATAATTAATATTTTGAGGACTACCATTAACTTTAAATGTTAAACCTGTTGTAGCACCAGCAGTTGTAACAACGGCTGTGCCATCTGGATTTTCAAGTTGAGCTGTTACTGAAAGTGGCCATGCCTGTTCACCTAAATCTAATCCGCCAACGAGTTGACCAGTAACCTGTTTAACTCTATATAAATTATTTGCACCATTATTATATCCTACGATACGACCAGCTGGTTGTGTACCAGTTACTATTATTGTATCACCAACATTAACTGGAGCACCTGTTGATATTGTTATCCCAAAAGCTGTATCTGCTACAGCAACTGTAGCAATTGTTGGACTGGCTGCACCAAGAATTGTTAATGTAACTTCGGGTGATTGTACTTGTATATTTTGTGTCATTTTATTTTAATCCCATTGCACTTCTTCTACGCAAAGACATTCTTCTTTTAATGAGAGAGCGGCGCAGTTTCGCTCTTCTTGTTGTTTTCCATGCTCTTCTTAATAATCTAGCTTTCTTCAATCTTGTTGTTGCAGGTATTCTTCTTACCGTATTTCCAGAAATCTTATAGCCTTTAAGTCTAGACCGCCTTCTATTTTTCTGAACCGTGATTCTACCTTTTTTATTACGCCTTATTCTTTTACGAATTCTTCTAACACGACCCATGTTTATTATGTTTGGGTTTCTTTTAGTAGCTTCGTCTATTTCTTCGATTGACTCTTCTTCAATCCAATCAAATCTATCAGCTGCTTCATATTTTTTTGCTTCTTCTAGATACTTAGCTGATATCTCATTTAGACGAGCATGAATTAATTCTTTTGCTTCGTCTAACTTATTAGCTATAAGTAAGTCTAAAAAACTCATTTTGCATCTTTAGCTTTATTACCACCAGCAGCACTGTGGGCTTTAAATGCGAAGTCTGAACCTCTTCTAAAGTGTTCAGGACTTTTATGTACCAAGTCAGCATATTTCTTTTTATTAACATCATTTAAATTCTTATGTACATTTGTCATAGCACTTGCTGTGTAATGGTCAACCTTTTGAGATTTTCCATTTGCAAACTTTACTGTCTTATGCTGCTTG